TGGAAATGGTGTTTTTGTAATGACCGGCGACGCTGGTCAAGCATATTCTACAAATAATGGATTATCATGGACAAGTGCACCGGCAGGTATAGGAGGTGACTGGCGCGCTATAGCATATGGAAATGGCGTTTTTGTAATAACTGGAAACGGCACAGGGCAGGCGTACTCAACAGACGGAAAAACATGGATAGCTTCGACAACTTCTTTAACGGGCTATTGGCATGGAATTGCTTATGGTAACGGAGTTTTTGTTATTGTTGGCGAGTATGCTTTAATGGGTTATTCTACTGATTACGGGAAAAACTGGGTAAGTGTAACATCTCCTCTAAATGGATACTGGTATGGGGTTGCTTACGGAAACGGTACATTCGTGGCGGTCGCCGGTAGTAATGAAATTGCACGTTCGACTAATAATGGCGTTACATGGACTTATGGCCCGGCGACTGTTACTACTTGGTATAGCATTACATACGGAAACGGCGTTTTTCTAGCGTCTGGATATTACACGACAGCATATTCATCAGACAATGGTCAAACTTTTATTGGGACGAGCGCCACATCTTTACAGCAATTTTGGTTAGCTGCAGGATATGGAAACGGTATTTTTTTAACAGCCGTAGGTGCTTCATATGTAGGAACTAATCGTCAGGCATTTTCGCTCAACAATGCCCAGAGCTTCGTATATTCTTCATATTCTCTGTCTGGTTGGTGGTGTGGACTTGCTACAAAACCAAATTCTTACACTCTGTCTGGAACAGGTTTAACAAATCTTGTAGCTGTGGGTAATTATATATATTGTTCAAATGGTACAACTGCAGTTCGAATTGATACGACCAAAGACCTTAAGAGTTTGGCCACGTACGAATATTCAGTGTCTGTACCAGCCGGCCAGTACATATTTGCATACGGGCCGCGCTACGTCTACATGTTCACCAGTACCAACCTCATCCAGCGCTTCGACCCCTACGCGCCTGACACAACCTTCCAGGCGTCGCTCATCGTCGACTACGAGTCCCTGCCGCCAGGTGTTCCCAAACCGACTCAGGCGCTCATGCCCCTGGTCCAGACCCAGAAGGTGACCAGAATGACCGACATGGACCTGCACGGCCCCATCAAGGAGTTCTGGATTACAGGGACGCCAGCAAGCAGCAACGTCTTCCAGTACTCGAACCTGGCAGCCCAGAGCACCCTGGCTCTGAACGGCGAACAGCTGGTCACGGCCGATGTCGGCACACGCACGTTCCTTACCCTGATAGAGCCATTCGAGACGCACACCAGCATGCCCTTCAGAAACTTTTCGATTCTGTCGTTCGAGCTGAACCCAGAGAATGAAACCCCCAACGGTACCGTCAACTTTTCACGCATCCCGGCCCAGGTATTCAACGGTGGAGCCCAGACGATATGGGCGAGCACCTACAACATCCTGAGCATCCGCGACGGGCTCTGCGGTTTAATGTTTAATTAGTAGTAAGGATGCCAGCTCAGTTTTCGCATCAGGTGACACGTCTCCAATTTCCCAAAGATGTTCACTTTGGGGATGACATCACCATCTGGATACCAAAGGTTGCTGACGTGGCACTCGGCAACATGTACCTGCGGGTCGTCTGGCCTCAGCAGTCTGCAGTGGACGACTCGGCCGGGACGCGCATGATTAACTTTGTGGAGCTTCGCTACGAAAACCAGCTGCTCGAGAGGCACTACGGCGAGAGCATCGAGCTCATGAATGACCTCCAGGTGCCGGCGACCAAACAGGGCGTCCTTACAAACTTGCTCGGCAAAGGCTTGACGAGCAACCTGGCCACCTATTACATCCGTATGCCCTTTAAACTGAACCTGCCACTGTGCGCACTGGATAAACCTCCAGTGTTTCGAGTCAACTTCAGACCGAGCATACAGTTTTCGACGCTCAACTGGACCAACCCCATCCAGGTCGACCTCTTTGTCGACTATGTCTATGTGTCAAAGGCTGAGCGGGATTATTTTAGAAAAAATACTTTTGACTATGTGACGCACAGCATGGAGCGCCTGATATTTACAGCCGGTACCGGAGTGAATAGTATAAAAATTCTTACAGAATTTACTGGGCCGGTCAAGGAGCTGTGGTGGGTCATCCAGACGGACGGGACATCCGGCTACAACTTCCTGAACGGGACCCAAGAGCAGCTGTCGTCTCTGGACCTCTCTTTTAACGGCAACATAGTGATTGTCGATTCGACCGAGATTGGCAGCGTGCCGATGTATCTTCGGGTTGTCCAGCCGCTCCAGAACCATACTCGGGTACCTGACAGATACTTTTACATGTACAGCTTTGCTATCGACCCTGAGAATACAGAGCAGTCCACAGGGTCTATGAATTTTTCAAAAATAAAAAATCAGTTGCATCAAATCCAGCTGACGAGCAGCGCCTTCAGTCGCCAGATTCGCATCTACGCCGTGACCCATAACATAGTACGGGTCGCAAAGGGGTCGGCCACGCCTTACTTTGGAGCCGTGCAAGAAGGCGGTACAAAAACTGTCGTTTAATACTAGATGGACACTGTTCCTGTGCCGCGCGAACCAATAATCGAACGCGGTTTTGGGGCTGGAGCCATGACAGCTTTTGCATCGGTCGGTTCCCAGGAGCCGTACATGTACGACGGCAAGTCAACTTGGATGCCGACCATCAAGCAGCACACCCCTTTCACCATCCGGCAGAGAATGTTTATGCCCCTCATAAAAGCCAGCAAAAAGTATCTTGACGACAGTGTGACCTATTCGATGGACCTTTCGCCAAGAGACTGTGGCGACCTTCTGTCGAACATGTACCTGGTGGCGTCTCTGCCGGCCCTGCCGACCGGCTACGACTACACCCCTTTGGTCGGCCGGGCCATCATCAAAAAGGTGGAGTTTCTCCTCGACGGCCGAGCCATCGAGACGCTGACCGACGACTGGTACGTCACCCGAGACCAACTGTTTCTCAGTGCTGACGAAAAGCTGGCTGTCTACCAGGCTGTCAGCAAAGGCCAAGCCGAGTCGAATACGGTACCTGCAACTGACACGACACAACTGGTTATCCCGCTCGAATTCTTCTTTTGCAGACGCCGGTCCGACCAGAACAAGCCCTACTTCCCGATGTGCGCCATAACTAAACAGACTGTGACTATTCGGTTCACCTTTCATACTCAGGCCTGGATTACGAGTTACACGGCCGGTCAGATTGACCTCATTAACCCTCGGGTAATGACCGAAGAGATAACGCTCTCCCCGGTCGAACGAGAATATTACAGAACCAGAAAAATAAATTATAAAGTAAATCGTGTCTGGTCGGAGGCTGGTCAGCCATACAAGAATGGCGTGGCGGTCATGAATCTGACTGCCAACTTCCCGGTGTCCATGCTGGTCTGGTTTGTCCGGAACAAAAACTACGAGTCTGAAAACCCCCAGTACTACAAGTCGAGGTATCAGTACGGTTACAGTACGGACTATATTCCGGCGGCCGTCCCTGTAACCTTTTTCAACGGGGTAAAAATTAATTTTTTGGATATTATTCAGCAAGGCACCATCTACCTGAATAACACCAACGTCCTGTCCAACTTTCCAGGTGCACTATACTACTCGTACAAGCAGGCCCTCGAGCACAAGCTGTCCGTCCCGACCAAGAGCATCTACATGTACTGTTTTGGGGATGCACCGCGCGAGTACAATCAGGAGGGCTATGTTGACTTTAGCAAGCTGAACGCTCAGACGACGCACCTGGACCTCACCTTTGACGCGACCCTTGCTCCGCAGATTCAGCTGTCGTACACGATGTACCTGTTTTACTATGGCTACATAGATATGACCATCGAAGGCGGCCGAGCAACGTGGTAAATTTCAGTGTGTAAATTAGGATGGCGCAGACAGCCGCTGTGATAGGGCTCAGTGCGACCGGGCCGCAAGACCGGTACCTGTTCGACGAGAATGCCAAGACGTGGCGGCCCACTGTCAGGCAGCACACTCACTTTACCAAGTTCCACCGGACAACCTACCCGAACGTGAGCAAGTTTGTAGGCCAGACGGTCGAGTTTCTGTTTAACCCAAAGGAGCTCGGCGACCTCTGGCACAACGCCTACCTCGCTCTGACGCTGCCACCTTTAGTATCATCGTTTGGAGGTTCCCCTATTAATTTTTCAAATGGTAATTACAGTCTCTATACTATCATTGGCGATGGTACAACATCGACCGCCATAACCTTAGCAGAAAATTCACTTGTTACTGGACAGACTATCACAATCGCAGGTGGTTATGTGTCGACTGGTGTACAAAGCTGGGCGTTATCACCGTACGACAGTCAGACTGTAGTCGTGACTGTAGTAAATTCGACAACTTTCACTTTCAGTTCACCTATAGTAGCCACGGGAATTAGTCCGGCAACTGGTGGTTACATAACTATAAAAACACAAAATTATTCTTGGTGTCCACAGATTGGCCGGGCTATTATCGAGAAGGTCGAATTCAGAATAGGTCAGAATATTATTGAAAGTATTGATGATAACTGGTACGTCATCCGTGACCAGTTGTTTCTGGATGC